GGATCATCTGTCCAACTCTTCCTTGTACCATCCTATCTACATGAGCATTCATTAGTTTAGCACTATCAGAATCAGGATCTGTCATTGCTTCTTGCTGGTCGAACATAAAGTCTTCATCAAGACCGAGATGGTCTTGAATTGACTTTTCTGGTTGGCCACCTTTCACCAAATAGTTCCTAACATGATCTACTAATCCACTATCGTTCTTCATCGCTTCCAGAACTGGTACAAAAGGTTCAACCGATTTGTATTGTTCTGACAAGCGGACAGCTTCTCTACTACTATCTTCGTATCTCTTTTTCCAGTCTGTGCTGTCATCTGAAGACTGTTTCACGTTATTGGAGCCATCATCGTGTTGTACGTGGGTTACCTGTTCGGAGCCACTTGTTTGATTTTGGGTTACCTCAGTGTTATCTATTATTCCACCATTAACTTCATTTTCGAGTTGGTTGAAAAAATCCGAGGAGCCTGCATCGGTTTGCTGTGCTTCTGCAGCTTCTAATGAATCTGCTTGCATTCCGATCTCAGGGTTACCTTGTTCTTCTGCCATTATATCTCCTTTTAGAATTGGTCAATGTGCGTAATGTACTATTCTTTGGAATTACTTTCCAAACTATTTTTTACAGACTGTAACATATTGCCTGCTTGCTGCTTCTGAGACTCTACATTATTAGACATTACATTCCGTAATAATTTTTGCTTTCCTTCTGTTTCAATATACTGCTTACCCATCTGAGATTTTACTTCTTCTTTCTTTTTATTAATCTCAACATCGGCCTGCATAACTTTTTGTTTAATGCCAGCTTGTACCAATTGTCTTTCAAGGGTCTCAATCGTGCCGTCCTTATCTTTGACCGCCTCATTAAGCTGTTCAACTTGCCCCGACAACTGTGCATATAATGATTTCCTTTTTACAATATTTTCCTTATTCTTTAGATCAGTTTCAGCAAGTACAGCTATATCATCTATTACACCAAGCTGCATTAGTTGCTTTAATTCTTCTAAGTATGCCCATCTATTGATAGGTAGTGTAGATCCCTGAATAATACGAACATCATACTTAACTGTAGCTATGTCCATTGATTTGCCTATAGCTTCTCCCATATCGTTATAGATAGGAATATTTACTTCCTGATCTCTTCCTTCTTGAATAGCAGAAGGTTGAATCAATCTAAACCGTTTATAGGCTGAATATGTAGATTGTGAGAATTGAAGCACCATAGTTCCTAATTGACGTAAAGCAGGTTCAATAGAGGTACTCATCCATTGCTTTATACGTCTAGTACCATACTCATCTAAAGCCAGCATGCCACGATAAGTTTCTCCTGCTTGAGAACTATCTCCCATCATAGAGCTATATATACCAGCCAAATACTCCATATCACCCTTACCTTCTTGAACTATCTGGAAAAAGGCACTAGCAAGAGGAGCTGGGATTACTGGAGTAGGTCTCTCAACTCCAGGTCTAATTGGAAGTAAAGCTCCTGGACTGGAAGAGTATTTTTCCCATATCTCAGCATCAATAGAGCCTTCTTCATACATCCAACGAAGACTAGAGCCTAATGAAGCATTATGTACCATAATCTGATGTGCTTTATTTATTTCCTGCTGTTTACCAATAAGTGGTGAGACAGCTGATATCGGATATGGAGTTCCGGTCCACTTATAATGAAATGGAACTAATGGATACTCTGTAATAGTATCAGGTAGAACTTGCTCATATAAAAGCTTATCACCTGCTAAACAAGTTTGCTTTACACGAGTAGAATAAAACTGTACCTTATCCACAACATTCTTTGCTATCTGTGGATCTTTCATTAAGATATTAAACTCTTTTTCAGTTATAATCTTGTTCTCAATCTTAGACGCTTCTGCTTGAAGTTGACTCATAATTTCCTGTTCAGCCACCTGTAATTGCTGTGCCATCATTTCTTGAGCTTTCTGCATTTCAAGTTCATATCTCTCTGGCAACATTTCACCAGCTTGGACTGCTTCCTGCATTTGTTGCTGTTGCTCTAATAACTGCACTTCCATTTCAGCTTGCATCTCTTTTAACTGCACATCCGCCTGCTGTCTTATAGCTTTTAACTGTTCTTCATCAGGAGGTATGCGATAGAATAAATTCATATAAGAAACCTTTATCTTCTCATACATTTCAAAGAATTCAACTAATTGATCTTGTTCTCCCTTAGCAGTTATTGCCATATCTGAATCTACATCATCATTATATGTAAATAATTTCTGTTCTTGATCTAAGGATCTTGTTGAATATGTAGCTTGTGACTGATCATCACTATTTGAATTAGCAATTTTACGCTTCTGATCAGGAAATATCTTCATTAAGTGATTCTTAGGTAATACCTTGCGAATCATAACAAAGGCTGCATCACGGAAAAGCATATCTCTTGACTTAGGATCTATAAATATATCAAAAGGTTCTGGTTGTTGTATAACTACTTCACCCATGCCATTATCAGCATCTTTATCTATAGTAACAAGAAGATAGCCAATACCCTTAGTAACTGAATCATTAATGGCATTAGTATAAAGTGTAGAGCCATTAGAGTTATGCCAAACATAATCAGTAAGATCAGAAAGCACTGCTGCCACATCAGAATCACTACCCTCTACCCCTATAGCTTGCCATCTGGGATTATTAGCTGTAGCATAAAAATTGAGCATCTCAACAACTGGAAGTATACGATTAATTGTAAATGTAGGCATTCCCTGTTCTTCCAAGGAATCCTTCTCATCTGATGCTAGCTGTTCATCGTGGGCAAATTCATAACCTTTCTGATTTATTTGCTGCCACTGTCTCCTCGTTGAGCTGTCTGCCAGATGGTATAATTGTCGAATCTGGTCTACTTTCTTGTTCTGTTTTGCCATTCTTACATTCCTCTATTGGTAGGTGAATGTGATCTACATCACATATTATTGGGCAGCTGTAACTCTCCTGCGGACACTCATCTGTAATATAAACACCATATCGATTAGATCCTAAAAATATTAATCCTAATAATAAGTTCCATAACACAATTCATTTATGTACTCCTCTGGTAAAGGCCCATGCTCCTACATTGAGCATTGCTATTCCCAATAAATGATAACCACCACCTAGACTATAGAAATATATATTCAATAATCCAACTAATAGGTTTAATATACGTGTTGCTTGGAACATCTCATCTCTTTTTAACCCCATAATCAAGCACTTCCTTATTATGCTCTTCTAAAGTCTCAGCTATTTCCTTCTCTGAAGGTTCGTCTATTAACAATCCAAAATCTTTACACAGCCATTCGGCTAACATTCCTGCCATTATATCTTTAACGCTTTTTATCATTATCGTAATCCACCACCACCCTTCTTTATATTAACACTTTCCCACACTTTATATTCCTTATCTAGCTTCACCGAATAAGACATTATCTTCTGGTAAAGTGCCCACAAATGTAAACTATAGCAAATATGTCCTATATGATATAATATGTGGCTAAGAAATCGCATTCTTTCTCCTTATAAACTGTCGCCAAATACTAGTACTTTTTATTTCCATAATTCATCATTTATAGTGAATTACAGCAAGGATATGGTCTGTCACCCCCATATTTCCCGTTTATGTAACGAGGTTCTTTCATTCTTTCCGACCTGCATAAGCGAGGTAGTACTTGTAGCACCAGCATAAGCCAGTGGACATTTAAATTAATCCTTGCTATTTTGTAAGTATACTTTCAATTTAACCCTGTTAATGTCAACCCTATAAGGTTGATTATAACATTTGTCAACCCTATCATGTCTAACCATTACCTGCCATTATCTAAGTCCATTCCCACCACGTTTACGCTTCCTGTCTCCTTTTCCACCACGCCTTCTAGCTTCTATTTTTGTATCCTCTGGTGGCATAGCATGCATCTCTCCTGCATTAAGCAGTACGGAAAGTATGATAAGTTTAATCATTTCTTTTTAGGGAATGTCATAACCTGCATCCTTTAAAGATTTTCTCATACGTTCATAACGATGAATATCTATATTTTTGTGTGCCTCCCTACTAGCAAATTCTTTTCGCATCTGCTTTGGCATAAGTGGATCTTTACTTGTAAATTTAGCAGTATGCTTTCCATAACTTATAGGCACTGCTCTATCTAGTATTTTCTTTGCAATCTTTACGCCTCGTTTCCCCGATACAATTTGACCTACAATAGGTGTCATTGCAGCAAATGATAGAGCTGCTTCCCCAAATTCTCCCTCTACAGTATATAATATTGCATCTGCCAGATCAGCTAGATTTCCAACAGCGGGAGTAAGACCAGCAGCCATAAGCATATCGTGAACATTTTCCTTAGTTACTCTAGATTTATCACCAAAAAGATTTACTGCAGTCTTATCGGTTGTAGCATGCTGCATTTCTGAAAAAGCTTTTCTATCTATATCATCTGCCATTATTTCTTCTTCTTACCCTTTTTCTTTTTAGGTCTTCCTCGCTGTTTACCATATGTTCCTGGGCCTTGTGGCATATTATTCTCCTTTCTTTCTCTTTCCTTTATGCCTTTCCCTAACTGGGTGTGGCGTACCTTTATCTGGTCATATATGAGGTTTTACTTTCTTATCATGACCAAATAAGTCTAATCTTTTACCTGTCATTTTATTTTCCTACGCTGTTATCCAGCTTCTAGCTTGAGGTTTCTTTTTATACCATCCATCCCTTGATTCCTGTAAACCAGTCGGTGGATGTGCATATTTACATGCATAAGCTAAAGCATCTATCGTATCATCGTGAGCCATTCTTGGCCCAAATGTCATTATCTCCCTATGCAGGTCATATTGCATCTTCTTAATATGTACCTGACCTACTGCAAATCTTTGAGCAAGTATCTCCTGTATTCTATCTCTTTTGCTCATTCTAGTTCCGGGCTTCTCTTCCTTAAAAGGAATAATAAACTCATTACGTCTCCTCATCTCTGCACGTATAGCCTGGAATATAGGCTTAGACATACTTGTATCTTCAATCGTAAAGAGTGTGGGGTTGTAAAACTTAGCATAATCAAATATATAATCTACTATTCCTTTGTTATCAGTACCAGGTACTCCAAGTACTGGTAGTGTCCTATTTCGGACATAATCAATCACATAAACGTTATTATCTGCTGTGACCGCTATCACAATAATAACACTATAATCGGTATTTCTCCTAGCACTATCTGTGGCAGGATCTACTCCTACAAAAAGATTACAAGGCTTAGGGTCATCTCCATCAGGGATGACGTATGTAAGGCCTGTATCATCATCCTTAGTAAAAGTGCCATCCCAATACTTAATATGATCCCTATTAAAAATTGAATCTGCTTCACTTTGCACCTCCATCATATATTCTTGGTAGAACTTCTGTGGTGTTCCAGAATCAGCATAAAACTTCTTTTTTCTCTCCATCTCTTTATGTCCAAACCATGAAGGCCAGAGAGTATTACCATCATCCATTAAGGCTTTATATGTTATAACGTGCCAAGAATAATCCCCCTCCTCCTTAACAGCCTGTTCATGTCCGACTAAAATCTTTTGAATAAAGCTATCATAGTGCACAGGTGTACCGTTTATTCTAAGTCTTCCTGTTTTCGGTTCCAAGGCAGGAAAGACAACAGCGGTAACAAGATTGGAAATCTTTGCCCTAGACTCAGGAGTGATAGTATTATTCTCGTCTTCAAAATCATCCAGTACAATAAGGTCATACCTTTTATGAAGCTTGGCACCACCACGAATACCAGATAGGTTACTCTTAGAAATAAGTTTAGTGCCGTTTTTAAGCTCGATATCATCTTCAGTCCATTTCCTTCCCTTTAAATCACCAAAATAGTAGCGTATTTTATCATTGAATTCAATATGGTACTTAATATAATCTAAGTTAGGTACAGAGATCTTAGAGCTTGCAGCTACCCATCCATAAAACAAAGGTTCCTTTGTAAAGCAGAAGTCATGTAGGATGTTACACTTGGTAAGAACAGTTTTACCGTGACCCCTAGGCAATATAACTGCGAGCTGTCTAAGATCTTCATTCTGTAAAGCATCAGCCACTTCATAGTGGAAGAATGGTGTTTCCGATCTTTCAAAATCATCTGGAAGAAATAGCTTCCCAAAGGCAATTAAGTCCTTATAGGCTAGCTGTAGCTCTTCTTCAGCTTTTGATACGTTGTGTAGGTTTATATTCGCCATGTTTGTTAGATATCTTAATCTTTTTCCAATACGGGGTGTCGAAGTATTTCCTGATCTTCTGTGCTGGAGTCATTTTATTTCCCTCTTATCTCAAAATGTGGGTAGTCTCTAAACCTGGTAGTATTCCTATCATTTAAGAACCAGTCACTATCCCAGTCACGGCCCCATATTAGCTCTATACCCATAGATTTAGCCATACCTAGTACAAACCCTGCGAAATGAGTCATCCTATCCAGATTCTTAAAGCTTACTGGATATGGATATACATCTACTGCAGTACTGGGATCTGAGTTATGTCTTCCATTAGGATACTTAACCTTACTACGTCCTTCGTCAAAGGCTTTATTCTGATCTTCCTCTCCACGGTGTCCACAAGTTACTGTACAATCATATGTCTTTACTACTTCATTAAAGACCTTCTGTAACCTTTCATCACAGGTTTCTAAATTCTTTCTTGATTTACTTCCAAACCTAGGCATTAATATCCTCCCTGATCGCCACCACCTTCACGGAGATCTTCCTCATATTCTTCAGCACCACCATCGAATAAGTTATCTTTCCAATTTTTCATCCCATCAAACATAGCTTCCTTTGATGTTCCAGCATTTAAATTCCACCTACGTATCATACCCATTAATTGCTTGCCCTTCATACCATCTACCTCAGAAGGATGCATATAGCCTATATCTACAAAGTAATTCTGTGCTGCAAGGATATCTTTTCTCTTGGCATTAGACTTAGCAGCCTTACTTACAAGATTAGAACCTTTTTTACTCCAAGGAGTTTTATCCTCACCCTGAGGAAGTATATTAGAATAGTAGACACTACCTTCATATGTACCACCAGCTCTTGGTCGTGTGGGATCTTTTTCTGCCAATATTTCATCTGCAGTATCTGATATATTTAACAAGTTACCTCTTTTTGCATATGCTCCACGTTCATCACCTAGAAACTTAAATCGAGCAGAATTTCTTTTTTCAGTAAGCTTTACAATATCCTGTATTGTAAATTTATCATCCTTGTAAGCATCCTCAGCTACATTTTCTCTATTAGGACTAGCAGGGAAAAATCCCGGCTTATTTCCTGTTTTCTTTTCCGCCATCATATACTCCTAATTAAATGTAATGCTATACTAATTATTGCTACCAATCTCCATATTCTTATCTTCCTGGCCTCATATGCTAGAGCGTCTATGAGGATGGATCTCATTCACTACCACCTGTTATTTCCTTAGGTCTTTCAACCTCTTCTAATTTTTCTGGTGTAAATCCTTGAAATAAAGCTCCTGTTACTGAAGTAATCTTGGTTGTATTC